CGTAATCACCAGAAGGCAAAAACACCATGTGGTTTTGAAGAGTGCTGTTCTGATACGGAGGACTAACTGCTACAACTTCAGATTCTTCATTAAGTATCTCCCAAGAAGTTTCCCCAGCGTACTGATCTGTTTGCACTTGCACATCTAGCCAGCTCCCTTGTCCTAGCACGCACGATGCTAGCATCCAAAATAAAAGTACTAATAAGTAAGATTTGTTTTTCATAATTTAAGATTCATGTATTGCTGAAGCTCCTGTATATCTAGTGTCCCAATCATATTCAATCACAGCTGAACATCGCCACACTGTATTACCGCCAGGATCAACATCTGATTGAATAGTTATGCTATATAATTCTCCTACACTTATAGCAGCGTTATCAAAAGTAAAATGTAAAGAACTAAAGTCTTTATCAGCAGCAACAACCAAAGACTCTGTTTCGACAGACGACCAATTACCTGAACTAAAATGATTAGTCCCTATAGTTAATTTTTCTACACCTATCGTTATTGTAGCGTCCGAAGCTGGATCCCAAGCTGTAGCTCCAGGTAACCTCATATTAAGACTAAGAATCTTTAAATTACATGGAGCAAATCTACTTGTAGCGTCCGTAGCACCACTAGACTGTTCTTGATTACTATTTACTATAGGCATGTAAACCTTAGAAGTGCCAATATCGTCTGAAAAGTTAAATCCAACTTCTGCAATAAATGTACTTGGTGTAGCACCTGTAGCACCTGTCGCACCTGTTGCTCCCGTTGCACCAGTATCTCCTTTAGGCCCTTTATTGGTTACCGAAATAGACGATGTTGCAGGTGGTGTTAGCGTTACAGATGAAGAAGTTGTGGTAAAACTAACAGTATTCCCGCCACTTGGTGTTACTGTAATAGAATTCCCAGCCTCTGTCGAAACGCTTATACTCATCGATTTATTCTATTAACCTTCTTTAAGTTAGTATCTGCTTTTGCAACATCCTCATTAACCGTGAATATTCCTCTCAATATTGTTGTATGCGTATCTGCAGCAGTGCTACTTGGAACTATTTCTTGTAAATCATAGACATACCTTCCAGCTGGAACTCCTCTCATAGTAGTAGCTGTAGCGGTAATAGAAAGATTACCATTGTCATCTACAACAAATGGCTCAAATAAGCTATCAACCTGTTTGCCTAAATTAGGACTACCAATTACAGGGGAGCCAGATAAGCTGCGATTATTCCAAACCTGCATTAAAAAAGAATAATTTGATGTAGATAGGGTTTTTGCTGTTCCAGAAGAATCCTTTAATGTTAAGGTTAGAGAAAAGGTATCACCTCTTCTGCAGGTAATATCTAGCTTTTCTGATACATCAAGATTTACTTTATTTGCCATTACATTGGTGTTAATAGTGATTGTAGCATAGAATTACTTTGTTGAGCTTCTGAGGGTTCAGGAAGTTCTCCTCTTTGGTCTTTTCTTTGCGAAATTAATTTACTTTGTTTTGCAGCTTGCTTTTCTACTCTTTCATCTTTTCTGTCTTCCTTCAAAACCTCAAGCTTCTCCTTGAACTCTTGTTCTTCAGTTCTAAACCCAAGAGTCGCTTGAGCTTTTATCATTTCAATCTCTTTATTGAATTCGTGCTGCATTTGAGCTAACTGCATCTCTAATTGAGATTTAAGTTGCATTTTCTGAGACTCAATTTGAGCTTCCATTTGCATCTCTTGCTGACGCATTTGTGCAGCCATTTGAGATGCTTGTTGGGCCTGCTCTGATTGCATTTGAGAATTCTGTTGAGCCATTTGTTGCTGGGCTTGAATTCTTTTTTTACGTCTAGTTATAAGCAATCTTTCAGCTTGATTTATATCTTTTAAATCCCTGATAGCCATAGCGTCCTCTAAATCAATCTCTTTTTGACTTAAAGCTATTTGTATATTTTGTTCTAAAAAAGCCCTATCCTTATCCTCCATGTTTTTATGAACCTGAACACCAAAATTATACATTGGTATGTCATTAAACCCAGATAAAACTTTCATGTTAGACTCACCTACGGCATTTCTATAAACATCCATAATAACAGACTCTTCTGGAAGAATTTGTAAGCATTTAACTATATCGCTACAAACCTTTTTATAAAGAATCATAGAAGAATTGGTTATATCATATGTAGCATTATTTGAAGCAGCAATAGCTTGCTGTTGTACGCCAACAAGAGCTTCTCCTTTTGGAGTACTAGCATCAACAACTTCATTAATTCCAGTCACATCACGAATCATTCTTAAATAATGATTATACAAGCCTATTAATTCGTTTATATTACGAATGCTATTGCCTACCTCACGAATAGGAGGATTTTGAAAACCGCCTTCTGGATTTTTACTTCTATAATAAAATACACCAGTTTGCTCATAAATATCATGAAGATCTAATGGTTGCAATTCACCGCCTTTACCTAACTGAACATTCTCTAATCCTTCAATATCTATAATCAACCCATCAGGTTTAGCTTTAGCTATAGCTTGTTGAATTTTCAAGTGAGTTAGCTGGAGCATATCAGCAAAACCCACACAACTATCTACCATAGATTTAGGTGTCATATCCATAATGTTAGTAGCCACTACAGAGTAAGAAAGATTGGCTTTACTTATATCATGTATGTTTTTAGGTACATTATGAGCTCTACCATAACCAAATAATTTATCTGTACCTACAACATGATAACCTTTATAAACATTAGTAACCTCCATTTTATGAGGAGTCCTTTCAAAAACGCTATTTTTTTTCTCTTTGTAAGAAAAACCCTGGTAAAAGAAATTGCTATTACCGTGTCTGTTTGCTTTTTCCTCATAATGCATGCAATCAGTTGACAAGAATTCAAATTCTAAAACGTCAACCATGTATTCATCATAATCATAAACAGTTTTACCTAAAGTGGTGTCATATTTTGAAGTGCTAGAAGAAGTCCCTTTTATTTTTTTAGATATCTCCTCATAGTCTTTTTCATTAAGTTCGTTACCAGCAATTCTTTTTAACTCTTGAATAGGCATGCTTTTAACGTGGCCAGCATACGTTAAGTCAGAAAAAGATGGGTCTTCTGTTTGGCTATGAATAAAATCTTTAGGATCTATATATTTTGTAGTTATACCGTAGTTAGGGTCATTACTTCTTTTAACAGCACAAATACCTATAGCTGCTAAATCATTAACACATCTCCTAAAAATGCTATCATTAAAATTATTCCAAGATAATGTCATATTAGTAGCAATTTGAGCTGCTACTTCAGCATCACTTTTTATATTATTTTCTAAAAATATTTCTGATTCTTCTAAAGAGTCTGGTAATTGTTCTGGATCCATATCTAAAACAATTCCAGTTTGCTCTTTAAAATCCAATAACTCTTGTTTTGCAGCAATCTGTTGTTCAAGTTTTTTCTTGGCTTTATCTTTTTCGGATGAAGACAAAGGATCTATTGCCTCAAGGTTTGGGTAAGGATCTCTTGCTAGAATTTTATTTACTACAATCTTAACGAATTTAGGTAAAATAGGTACTGGAGTGTAATCAATATTTATAAGACTTCCATCACCTGAATTAGGGTCCAAATTGTTTAATAATTTTTTATATATGTTTGTATCCTGAGTACCATTGGCGTACTTCCTATTTTTCTCAAACAAATCATATCTTCTCCTAAAAATAGAATTAGAGTCACTTTTCTTACCCCATTGAGACTCTATAGCTTTAGCATATCTCAATCCATATGATTTTGATTGCTTTTCTTCTTGAGGAGCTAATGGATCAGGAAAGTTTTTTGAACCTCTGTAATTTTTCATTTATTTAGGTATATATTATGCAAATATAAGAAATTAGCCCATGACTTTATATCGTCTAAAAAACTTACGCTCAGTAAAATTAGACTTGATTTTTTTCTTAGATTTTTGAGCAGCCAATAAAGCTAAACCAGAACTTATTGTTAAGTCAAATTTTGTTCTCTTATCTATTTTATAGCCTATCCAATCTTCTAAGGTTTTATTAAAATACATTTTTCCCATTTCACCATTTTCTCTATTAATACCTACATGGTTATGTATGTAAGCTTCGATTGCGTGGGCGTGAGCCTGTATCACATCTTGAGAATTTGAAGGTATGCCTTTTGTTTTAGACTTTATAGAAGAACTATTTGCCGCCAGTAAGTGAGCTGGCCTATCCATTAAATACCCGTCATAACCTCTTGATTCAAAATATCTTGCAATGCCATACTTATTATTCTCAATCAATATAGGATAGCCATAAAATACAGATGCCATCAACACATCTTCATAAAAGATTTTAGCAAGAGGCGGTCTAGCTGCATACTCTACTACAAACATATTAGCAGGATGTTCTATATGAAACTTATTGTACATATGTAAAGCTCCCTTAGATCCTCTACCGTCTACCGTAGCGTCAAGATCGTATGAATCGACACCACCGCAACCAATGTCAGAATTTGGGGCTATTTTTTTACCTTTTTCTATTTTCTTTTTATTTCTTAATTCTGGCGGAGGCATCCAAGCCACCTTAAATCTCCCGCCAGGATCTGGACGAAAAACTACCTCTGTATCCTTTTCACCGTTCTTCCAAACAAAATTACCAATTACAACTGGATTAGGGAATAATTCGTCATTATGCTCTACTTGCTCGTATATCTGCCCAACATTAAATAAACTACCCTCTATACTATCTCTAAAAGCTTCATCTTCCGTAAAAGGAAATTGACGTATAACTTCATTAAGTTCGGACGCATCATCTTTAAGAGTCTCTCTTTCATTTTTTAAAAATGTTTTAGCACCACTTTCTATTAAATCAGAATCTATACCTTCAATAGATTTAGATGGATCGTCAATAACAGGTTGTCCATATATGTCAAAAAACCCTTCTAAAGATTCATAAGCTGGTATAAATAATCTATAAAGACCAGTTCGAGTCCTACCATTCGCATTCCTCTCCATCGGATTCGAGTCCTCCCATAAATTCTTGTACTCTTTTCCACCTTTGTCCATCGGATTTACTGTGCTTCCCACGAGTGCTTTTCCTACGATTTTTCTTCCGACTATCAAGCATGTCCTCTGAATCCTCCATGCGTCTCTTATGTCTGTAGGTCTTTCCCATTTTCCTGCTTCATCTAGATACAACAAGTGTAGTTTTTCACCGTCGTATGCGTTATTAGTTGTGTTTTTCCAGTTTATAACCGTATTAAGAGCCTCTCCAGTTTGAGAGGTCTTATTGTTTTTTGTTATACGTTTTGATGGCTCACGAAAAGCCAGCTCCATACGGGGGTTTGTAGTACCGTCCTGTATAGGTTTAAAAAAGAATGGATAGTTTCTAAACATATAAACCACCTTCTTCATAAAAATATTTTCTTGAGCGTCCTTACCAGTCTTTGTT